ATCAAGCTCAAAGCTATCTTTGAGATACTCTATAATATTGTTAATATCCGGCTTAACGCCTTTTATTAAATCGCTGATATTTTTGCAATTTTCCGAAGATACATAATTAATATTGATATTCATATTTTTCTTATCCTTTAAATGCGATGTTATCTTAGTGTACAGGTAATCATTTATAATAGTCTTTGGTATTTTGTAATAAGCAGATATTATAGGAATATTCACATCATCTGCCGGGAATACTGGGTAATATATGGGAAAATTATTGTCTCGCGGTTCTATTGTAATATTTATCTTGGAGTCAGGCTTAAATCGCAGTTTATTTGAATCATTATTGTATTTAATGCAAAAAAAATATTTTTCCTTTGCTATATCGTGATTTATTACGGTCTTATTTTTCAGATTTTTGAAATTATCAACTTCATTTTTATCCCCTGCATCAGCACTATAATCTTTCTTTTCAGCATCGGCATCAAAAACATAATTATCATAATTTTTTAATTTCCCGCGATTACTATCTATATCATTTATTATATCGTAAAAAAGATTTGTTATATTGTCGGCTTTTTTCTTATTCGCAAAAAAATCAAATAAACTTTTCTTTATTTCATCGCGAGACAATGCTATAAATGAAGGATTGTCTTTAATAATATCATCTAAACTCATTATTTCAAGATATTCTATGTCATCCAATTCTTCTTCTTCAAAAATATATTCATTATCATTGATATTAATTGACATATTATTTTTCCCTTTCTTTTAATATATAATAATATAAATTATGATACATTATTATCAATTGCGAATTTATTCCATTTTGTCTTAATATCAACCAAATAACTGACAATTTCCTTGCATACTTTATCCATAAATGCGATAAACATATATTTATCAGTAATATTATCAAGAGTTAACCTTATAATCATAGTAGATTTGAGAGGATGCGGGCAAATGTAGCCTATGAACTTACAAGCCATACTATTGACAGTCTTCTTGTTTCTTATATAATTGTCGTGAACATACGATTGTATAATATTTCCCAATGTATCATCTTCATTATCAATAATAAACTCGTATGTCTCAGCAATATCCTGAAATTGCTGTATTTTTACAATTTCCGTCGTATTAATATTAACCAATTCGGTCATCAGATTATTTAGTTTTGCTATAACAATATCCAGCGATTTTGGGATTAAATATCGGGGTCCCATATTAACATTAATATGCTCTATATCAAACTTGAATTTTGTGGGGTCGCCATATTCATTCATATAATATGCCCTTTCTTTATCAAGCAAGCTCTCGTATTTCTTAGCTTCCTTGGGATCCTGGATATACGAAAAGTTTGATAATGAAACCGGATTAAACGAAGCGTTATCGCGTCCAGTTCTTTTTACAATATTTGCCTTCAAATGTAAATGTTCCCCTGGTCTTAATCTTGTAATCAATATATTATGCTTTGATACCTTGTTCGGCGGAAATAACTCTCTCAGCTTCTTCTCTGTAACTTCTACATCATTAAAGGTTGCCTTTAAATCCGAGGTTCGCACAGGAATCATCATATTAGTAGTATTATTAACATTCAATTCAATAACTAGCGAATTATCCTCATAATTCTCAATTTCATCGGCTGTCATACAAATAGGAATTAGTCCAATGCGATGTATAATAAATTCATCGTGTAATGCTCCGGTGTTAGTAATGACACTAACAGTTGGCTCCTCCTTCTCAAGTTTTTCTCCAATCGCTCCCAAGTTCGGAATATCGGTCATAATAATCCTTCGCATACCGTTGACAATAGCCAAGTCAATATCATGAATATCAAAACTATGATTGTTTGAAGGGTCGGCCGGATCAAACTTATAATTATAAAACATTCTATTAATATATAGTTTATTATATTTCTATCTTATATATCAATTTTTTTAAATAAAATATAAAAAACAAAATTAAGCATTTTCAGCTTTAGTCTCTATTTCTACCCCAGCTATTTATTGTAAAATAATAGAGCAATTTATTATCATAAAAAAAGAAATATAAAATGATATTATTTATTTTTTATATATTATGATGTATACTATTAAAACTATCATAAGTATCATTGGTATTATTGATAGTATTGTAACAAGCCAGCTCCATAAATAGCAATCTCCTTTTGTTAAACAAGTTATATTGTAAGCCGTTAATAATATAACAAGAAGATATACAAAATACGCTATTAAATATAATCCAGGGCCTTCCAAATATATATTCAATGCAAGAGCTATTATAGTAAGTATAATACTAACTGTAATATACACCCATCCCTGTGTTGAAAAATAGTCTGACATAATATCCCCTACCTATCTATTATTATTAAGATATATATTTTATGAAATCAATGTATTCATAATTGCGAAACACATTGATGTTCGGGATTGCATTTCGTTAATTGGATTTGTTGCAAAGAACTGAATAAGCGTCTTGATATTTTTAACATCATTACATTGGCATAGATAGTAATAAATGTTAGAGCTTGTAATAAGCTTCTTGCTGAATGTTGTGATTTGTAGATTTCTTAGCTGTGCCAAGTGATACTGAATAATTGGCGCAAATTGCTTGTCCATCTCCTTATTCATCTTGTATCTTTTATAAGCAGGGTTATATGTCGTACTTGATTTATAATAGCTGAAAAGGCTATCCTTGATAGTTGAGATAATCGTATGTACGAGATATGTTGGGTCAATCTGTCTCCCGTTATTATCAATCGGAATCTTGATATTCGGGTTATATGTTGCGATGTAATCCTTAATCGTATAATTCTGCTTATTTTTCATATAGACGCTAAGAATATTCATCCATACATTAGGGTGGCACGGGTCAGTCTCTTCGCGATAGTTAATATAGATAGAGGATATCTTATATAGTCGCGAAAAGTTCTCCCCTTCTGCCCTCTTCTTAATAATCAACCCATAGCTTTTATTCTCATTAATATAGGTATTGGCCTGATTAATATCTGCAAAATATGCCGGATATTTTACACCCAAATTAAAGAGCTCTTGAATAGCAGATGTATTAATATCATATTCTTCCAGTGTAATTCTGTTTTTCGTATTGATATGCACGAGCTCCTTGTAATTCTCTCCAAGCACATCAGTATAATCAATGATATGCTTGTTATCATAATGAATTAAGACAAACTCATAAGCGTGTTCAGGATTCAAATTTGAAGCGAACATAGCCCGTAGAGTCTTGCCGACATCATCTGACGGAATGTGCGAAAGCATTTCAGCAGTTTCGGGTGATTTACTATAAAATCCATATAGTACCTCATCTAACATCTTGCCATGCGATTTCGTAGGATGCGAGAACTTTGAACTATTCGCGTCAGGACAGCTGGAGGTCCCAAAATACCACTGATTCTTATAATTATAAACAGTAATAATAGTTCCATCGTAAGCCTCATAACATCTGTCGGTATCGCTGTAATTCGCAGAAATATATTCCTCATACCCGATTCTGCGCGGAATAGAATTGGCATATGTAACAACAACATTATTATTACAAGATAGTGTAAAATCCAATACAATACTCCGACATTGCTCATAAAGCTCCTTATCTTTGCAAATATCACTCATCTTGTAATTAGTGTGAAGAAGAACAATATCCTCGTTATCTTTGAACTTCTTAACCTTGATGTTTGGCCAAAAATGATATTTTTTCAGCGTATTAATAAGAGTATTTGCATAAGTAGTATTGCCATCATAATTACTATAAGTTTTTTCAATTAATTCAGTTAGATTAGTAGGGGGGACATTGGACGAAGGCATATCACAGCTCATAATAATACTTTGTTAATATATATATATTTAATTGCTTATATCAATTTTTATATAAATATGATGCAATGATTAAGTAAAAATAATGTATACTACATTACGCAATACGACGCAATACTATGCAACAATATATTTGCGTTATATATTTATTATAGATATTAATACTTTTTAGAAAAAGATTAAGTTATATTCTAATATTTAACAATAATAGCAGTATAAATATATTGCTGTAATTATTAGAAATACAGTATATATTCTATATAATGTCCTTGTATCTATATAATTATTTGTACCTAAATAAGCTCCTGCGATTCCACCAAGGATACTTCCAGCAGCTACTATAATAGCCGCATTAAAATCAAAAAATCCGTGCTGATAATATAGATATAATCCAGGTAATGCATTAGGTATCGTATTTAAGAATAGAGATATCGCAACAGCTTGCTGAAACGAAAAATCATAATAAACTAAAAAAGGCAATAGCAATATTCCGCCGCCAATACCAATCAACCCAATAATAACTCCAATTATTACTGAGCCAATAAACAATTCTATAAGCATCTATATTATAATTTAGATATTTATAATAAAGTCCACGCCCGCCCTTTGCCATCCAAAAATAAAAATAAAATATAAAAATATATACCCTAATCTATATATCCCATTATATACCTCCATCTACTTTCGCATATTTACTCAGAATCCTTAACATTCTTCTTATCCGTTTTAGCCTTCTTAGGCTTTTTAGGCTTCTCATCATCTTCAACAGCGGCCTCTTCCACATCTTTTACGACAGGCACATTAACAGGCTCCTCAATAGGCTCTACTGTCTCCTCATCGCCATCGCCATCAACAGCTTCCAAGAGAGTGGCCTTGTAAGCCTTCCACTCTTTGGCGAGCTGTGTCAACCTTTCGGTATTTGAAAGATCCGGAAACTCTTCGCGAATCCTTTGCTGATTGTCCCTAATATACTGCTGATACTTGGTAAGAGCCTTCTTGGGCTTCTCATTACCATTCTCATCAAGATTGCTCTTCTTATTTTTCTTGATTTCCTTCTTCTTTTCGGCAATCTCAATCTTGGCATTCTTCTTCTTCTCCTTGAAATCCTTCTTGAATTGAGCTAAATGCTCATCCAAATCCTTTGATGTGTTAATATCATCGGGAATATTCTTCATATACTCCTTGAAGGCCATTCCGATGGTATTGGCGGACATTCTTCTGAAAGAGTTTCTGGATAAAACTTGGAAAGGCTTTTGAAGTTTGATAGGCTGATTCGGTAGCTGACTTAGGCTGACTTAGGCTGACTTAGGCTGACTTTAGCTTTGAGCTTAGGTTGGCTTTGACTACGAGAGTAATAATTTAAATATATTTTGGTGTCAATTTTTATCTTAATAATCATAAAATAGGACAAATTTATACATATATTGTGCTATATTGCTATAATATTTATTATATTTTAAAGATTAATGTGTATATTATCGTATTTTATTAGTACCATTATGATGTATTAATATGAAGCCAGATTTTTTCTAAAAAATGAAAAATAAAATTTGAGTACATCTTTCTGTTTTTTCAAAAATTTCAAAAGTTTTTTAGAAATTACAAAATAATTCAAGAGATGTACTCAAATTTTAAAATGTAAAAAATAGAATATTTCAGTTTCTTTATAACTGCTGAGATATCCAAGTATTTTATAATATTTAATATATAAAAATATCTAATATCTATATTATAGAAGCTTTTGAGTTTTATTAATCCTATTTGTATATCTATGGAAAAAGCAATAAAAATGAATGAAGTAATTATAGATTATGTTTTAGAACCTCCTTTGGATTTCTTACCTATTTTTCACCATCCGGTTTTTTATAGTACTTATCAAACCATACTTGGCCTACTACTTTTGATGCCTGTTCTGAAGTCAATTGGTTATTTACAATTTTCTCTCGCATCTCTAAAAAATATTCAAGACTACTATATTCAAAACCTTCCTCTTTTGTAACCATAGCATACAACATAGGATATCTTTCTTCAAAAAACAAGATTCCCTCAATTGATTTTTTCATTTCATTCAATAGCTTCTCGTGAGATGAATGTTTTGCTTTGTTCTCTGTCATATATAATACAATATCTTGGACCATCGCTTTTATATCTGCAGTTTCCATACCATCTTTAATAAAATCAGCGACCTTTTTCTTTTTTCTTTCAGAACTCATATTATTTTAAATTAATTATCACTTATATCTTTATATAATAATATCTATTTTATATATAGAATAATGAAAAAAGAATTAGAATATGCTGAATTAGATTATAGCCAGAATGTTCCTGTCCCTCCTCAGCCAAAAAATGCTGGGTTATATACTGGCGATGTCTTATTTGACAAAAAACCCTGGGGCAATAGTTATAAAATGCCTTCGGCAGAACCTGATGCTGCTATATATGCATCGCATTTTTATGCAAGCCATCACATACCATCATATAATAGACCAGGCAATAATCACATAAATACTGATAAATATAAAAAATATACATCAGCCAACAGCAATGATAATTATAATTTTAGCTGCCACACAACAAATATAATATAAACGATAATCACACTGTTCATGTGCCCACGGGTTCCTGTGTTTCTTATAGCGTTATATCTTAAGGTACTTGAGGAACTGGAAGTACAAGATTGGTTGGTTGCATTTTCTTAATAGTATCTTTGTGTTTAATCAAGAAAGTACAGATATATTTATATACTTCATCTACTTGTTCAAAAGATACGCCACCCGTAATTAAGATACTTCCACTCTCAAATAAAGCCCCTGTAACCTTTTTACAATCACCTACATTTTCTCCCTTTCCTTTTCCATAACATTTCTTAGGGCAATAACAAATACCATTCTTTTTTTTATTAGATTTATTCCAGAAATATTCTAGCTTAACTCCCTGATATATCCCAGGTTGAAACGAACACTTGTTATTATATAGTTCGCTGATAAATATATTGTGTATCTCGCGTCTTTTCAAGCCAAATGGAACAGTTAGAGAATTATCACAATAGACCTTGAAATCAGAGTTAATCATCCTAATCTTGAAATTCTGATATTTCAATTTCAATTCATAATTATCATCGCAATTATTTATAATATCTTTGCTAATATCATTATAGATATTCCTGATATTGTCAATAATATGATTTACAATAATGACAGTATCATCAACAACCTTTATTCCAGTTATTTGGATATTACCGTTCTTAAATATTTTCACATTCGGCATATATTTATCGTTCTTATATATAATTGTTACCTGGTTATCAAACCTATTTTTCTTCATCTTATTTTTCTTACTATTCCTCCTCTTCTTGGGATATGTCCCACGATTTAAATCTTCGCCATCCTTCATATATTGTGCCCATACAATTCCGTCAATATCATCCTTATCTATAATTACAATATTTTCAAAAAGCATCTTCAAGTTTAAATTAATATCCTCGCCAATATTTGCATTACAAGTTATAGTGGAAACTCTATAATCCGAAAAGTTTATATCTTCGGCCTTTGCGGCAACAGAAACACAGCTGTTATTATCAAGACTCGTCATTCTTAATAGTAATAGTAATTTGGGTAATTCACAATATTTATTGTATCAATGTTCTTATATCATTTTTTGTTTTTTCTTTGTTTCAATTTTATTATTCATATTATCTGTTATGTTTTTGAGATATGATGTATTTACAATTTCATAATTGTAAGTAGTTGCTATCATAGGTGGTAGATTTAATAGGTGCGTTTTTTCATTTGTATGATGTCCTTTGCGAAACTCTTCTATATTCATAGGGCCATTAAAGATATCAAGCAAAAATCGTGAAGGTGCCGGGCGTATCGGACGAGTGCATCCAAAATGCTTGCTCAGCATCTGTATCAAGCTATTTATCTCCCATACTTTGTCGCTCCCGCAATGTGAAGAGAAGTTATAAGCATTGGCGCATTCAAGCGAACAAAAGTTTCCAAACAATATATAAGTATTTGTAGTAATATTATATTTATAAGGCATTCCATATATCCTGTCTTTAATAGTATGGCAACACCAATAGCAATTATTTGATGATTTAATAATATTATCATTATAATCTATATTAGTATCTCTATCTCTATTATTCTCTTCCTTAATCAAATTGTCCTGAATTGTATTATAAAAGTTAGTCTCATTTATATAACAACAGTTCGGCTCATATGGCGTCGGGGCTTCTTGTAATTCATCTGTAATACTAATTTTATTTATATCATTATCAGATATAGGCAGTTGCAATATAATATCCTCATTTTCCACAACTACCACATCTTTTACAATAGTATTCATTAAGCCCTTCTTTTTATCTATTGTAGATTTAACATCACTGTTTTTACTTTTCCTCGGCATTTAATTATAAACGCTTATATTATTTATATGTATTTATATACTTTTTATCGCACAAAATAAGACTACACCTATGACCTATTTGTCATTGTCAAAATAGTCTTTAAAATATAAAAGTGTCTTAATTAACTCTTTATTAACATTATCAGCGGGCTGTTCTGTGTTTTTCGTAAATGTTATCTCAGTTGCTCCTGTTCCAGAAGCTCCACTAGATGTGCCTCCAGATCCTTCAGTGCCTCTGGCACCTCCGGTTCCTGTTGTCTTGCTACCAATTATGCATTTTTCTTTAATTTCTCTTATCTCTCCATTGAGAGAGTTAATAGTATCTATTAGATATTTTATTATAAATACAAATACAATTATTATTATCAAAACAAATAAATCCATAATACTTTAATTATATCAAAGAATATAAAAAATAATTGATAGTTATGATAGGAGGCAATAGCAAAAAGCTAATAACATTTAGCTGAACTTTAAGCCCGCTCCACCATTTATAACTGTTAGAACATTTATTTCCATAACATATATAGTAATTTCAAAATTCACAGGATAGGCCCTTTTTAATATGTCATTATATGTTTTAGTAATATATGTATATTTATCATCATCCTTAACTTCTGGATTTACATTCACAGATAAAGATGTAGTAATTTGTGTATTATCATAAGAACCCGAACTTATCTGTTTTTCAGGAAATAAAGCAAATGAATAGCAGTATAGTCCCGTTCTCGGTATATTCGTATGATATTTATGAGGTTCTATCTGATTATAATAATTTGCATCATAATCAGTTCGTGTTATTTCTCTGTTCCATAATATTGCTGCTCTATCTAATATTCCAAGACCCTCACTATATTCATGAGACCCCGTGTAATTTGTATAATTATTGAAGTTTTTGATAGAATCGCTCCTTCGCGTAATCCATATAATCTCCTTGATATGATGATTGGCGTTTGTTATATCTATCAGCGTATGATTATCGTTCAATGCAATAGCCTGCGTTTTCTTAACAGTATTAATAATATAATTAATCTGGTTATTATTCAATAGTAAACTACTTCTTTCAGCACTGTCTAAATATACATAGGTACATAATAGCTCATTATTAACATCAAAATTTACATCACTAGGCTTCACAAATGTTGTAATAGATATAGGTACATCTTGGGTGTGTGTAGTATTATACATTAGCGGACTCACATATGTATTCAATATATTACTCCATACCTGATATAATCCCTCAAAAGCATTATCGTTAATATAAATATCTAATTCAACCTCATTATTCTCTAATTTTAATAACGGAAGAGCCAACGACGGATTTTTAGTAAACCAGAAATTGAGAGGAACCTGTATTTTTCTCTTTTTAATACTTGGATTTGCGGGAGTTTTAGTGAAAATTGATACAGGATATGTAACATTAAAAAGTCTGTTATTTAACACACGATATTTTGGAACGAAATTGAAAGGAGCTGTATATTCGTCTATATTACCTATCAACTTATTATATTCAATATTATCTTTACTCGTTAGTTCATTCCATATATTCATCCATTCACCATATAGCGTCTCTATATTAACAACCCCTATTCTAAGTCGTGCCTCCTTGATATAATTGAAGCCCAAATTATTGACCCATCTGAACTTATATATATTATCTGAATATATATCGGGAATTTTGAATGTTAAAAACAAACCTGATAATAAATCGGCATAACGTTTTATTTTAAAATTAACACGCAATTCAGAAGTAGATGGTTTAAAACCAATATTGCTATCGCCGGTAGAAGTAATAACAATAGTTTCCATAGAAAAATTAGTATGTTTTTTGAGCACATATTTATAATAATTAATATGTGGTTGCAAGGTAATATATTCACTCATATTACCCTTCAAAACTAATTGCATCAAGCCGCCTCCCATTTTTTATTTATACCCTTTATTATTATAAAGTTTTATTAATAGGCTTATATACTCTTTTTGTAGGATACTTACATCGCAGCGTATTTTGCTAAAAATACCTTCATTTTCTCATATCTTCTGTCATCATTATACTCTTCTAACTTTTTCTCAGATTTGCTCTTATCTATTATTATAATAGTAGGATATCCAGATATTTCATATTTATCTATTCTGCTCTTGCTATCCTTCATATTATACTTTTTAAACTCTAATTTATTACCATATTCATCGTTAAGCTTCTCCCATACTCCAGATTTACTAAAATCCTCACAGTGCCCGCAACCATCCATATAATAATACTCAACTCTGTATATTTTTTCTGCCGATTCGCCCATAAAAGTCTCCATTATTTTATTTTTATTATATGCGAATAAAACGGCAATAGCCAATAATAAAAAGAATATTATTGAAATCATAATAAATATATCACTTCCGAAAAAACTCTTCTTTGAAGCCATATTAATTTCTTCAAATCGTATAATCCTCTAAATTATTATTAGATAATAATATCATAATTATTAGATAATTCTTTATATTCACTCTTAATTCTCTCCGTTTCTCCTGCGATATCATAGTCTTCATTCTCTAATTGTATAATTATTGAATTATAAAAATATGCATCATATCTATGCTTCTCTATATCCAAATTTGTGCTAAACTTATTATTAATATACTCCTTAATAAAATTAATAAAATGCCCCCTTTCTATTAAAAATATTCTTACATCCAGAGAGTCATAATCTACGGCGGCATCATAATCTTTTAATATATAAGCATCATAATAATTCTCCTTAAGTATATTGACATACTTGTCAACACTATTATCATCACACACAATAATAGTTCTATATACAAGATAGTTTGAATATAGCTCATCTAATCTATTAATTAGCTCGCGTTTCATTAATACTTTATTAATTATTATTGTTTTTGCCTTATGTAATATTTATACACAAACAATTTAAAAAAATATTTACATATATTAGAATATGAGTGGAAAACAAAGTGAAGATAATATTATAAATAATATTGAAGAATTTAAAGGATATATTAAAAATTTTGAAAATAAACTTAAAACAATTATAACTAAATTAGAAAAAATTCAGGATATTAAGGATGATAAGGATATTAAGAAAATTAATTATACTAATGATAAAAGTAGTAGTAGTATAAACAAAAAAGTGTTGTCAAAAAGGAAATAGGACAAGTAAACTTATAATATAATAATTATATATAAATATGATAATTTATTTTTATTAGATACTGTGATATCCAATATTATAATTATGTTATGTAATAAATATATAAGATTATTTATAATAACTAATTATAATGGACGAACAAATCATCAAGATTAGTATAGAACAGTTTAGAGATATCTATAATTCTGTTGATGTACCGCGCAATATTTTTGACAAAGCCGCAGATATTAAAAATACATATTCGTGTTTTAACTCTTATTATGACCCCAAAATGATATGGGCTAAAAAAATATATAATAATAAGGATAAGTATAATAAACCAAAGATTAAATCAAGATTTCATATCATAATACCTGATTTTACGAAGAAATCCGAGCTAAAAAGGTGTTTGATAGGTAATTTAAATAAACTTAGTATAAAAAACAAGGATAGTATCTACGAGAAAATTAAGGAAATTATCGCTATAAATGATAATAATGATAACAAGGATGATATTTTTATGTATATATGGAATTATATCAAAACGAGCGACGATGAACTACATAGTAATTTACTTGCTCTATTTGATAAGGAATATGTCTGTTTGATGATTGATAAACTCTGGAATAATTACATAAACAATAAGGAATGGGACCCGCCAAGATATATATACGAAAACAATCTTATGATATTGAACGATGAATACGATATGTATTGCGAATATACAAAGTGGAAACGCGGAATAAATAATATTAATAAGATATGGATTAAATATAAGCGCGAAGAACTGCTAATATTGCTAAATAATATTGCAGATTATATCGTTAGTATTGTATATAATACCGATATCTATAAATATATTTTGGATATTTTACTAGAACAATTATATAAAATCTTGGCTATCGCTAAATATAATTGTATAATAGATAAAATAAAAAATATAAATATTAAAAACTTAGATAATTCAACAAAGTTTTTTATTTATAATATTATTGAATTATAAAAAAATTATTTCTATATAATAGTATAGAGTAAGAAATAGTACAATGAAAGAGAGTGATAATAACTTATCTTTTTATAGTAGTGCCATAATCCAAGCAATTTTTGCTATATTATTGTTAATAATCCTCAGTTATATTTACAAACTTGAGAATATGGGGTGCGAATGTTCCGAACACCCCAACAAGGATTTTATCAAGAACTTCACTGTAATAGCCCTCGGTTATTTCATAATAACATCTATTATATCGCTTAAATCTATCGCTAAAAGTATGGGATATGTCGTAGTCCAATTATTGTCAATTGCTACCTTCGTATTCTTCTTAATGTTTGTCGTATACATATACTATGCTTTTGAATATGTTAGATATTTAACCAACGAAAAATGCAAATGCTCCGAGGATTTAAGCCGCGATATCATTTCCGTAGGTACAATGATATCCCTCTTCCTCTTCTTAACTCTCCTATTCACCATAATTATCATCCCTATCCTATTAAGCACCCTAAGCAGCCTATTATCCAAGATAGAGGTATTTGAGGAGGAAGTAGAAGACACTATCCGCAACCCGATGAAATCTCTGCGCAGTACCCCTGATAGAATCGTTAAATCCGTTAAAGATGTCGGTAACTTTGTTAATAAATCCGCTAAAAAAATAACCAATCTTAGAAAAAATAGATAAATAGCTAACTCCTATTTATTTCACAATTTACCCCTATAACCATTATTTTTTATTTTTATTCATAATATATCATATATCATATATCATATATCATATATCATATATCATATATCATATTAAAAAAACAATAATATACTTATAGAACTCATATATATCCCTTATATTTTATATATTTAATGTGCGAGTGCCCTTCTTAGGTCTTCCTCGTCCTTTTAATATCTGAATATCCGCAGTATCCTCTATAATTGAAGTAATCTCTTCATCACTAACTGAAAGAGTCTCTATGTTATTATCGCTGTCATCTATGGATATCTTGCTATGAACATTCTTAATTATATTATCTATATCTTCATATTGCTTTTTATCGTTCGGCTGCGATGCCATTCCTATGTTTTGTGCATTCATATTTTGCGCATATGCAGGCATATTTGAAGGTACCGGGTCACTATTTAAAGAACCGAAAAGATTACTTACCATATTGAATAATCCCATATTATCATTGCTTGACCCGCGATTTTGAGACATTTGCGGCATTTGTTGTGGAGCACTATTTCCCATCACATATTGTTTTGCAGCTGCATTTTGAAATTGCTTCATTAATTCAGGATTAGAACGAAGAACATTCTCTACATCTGGAAGAGGCTGTTCTTTAAACATTCTGCTCGTTAAATGGAACATAAAAGCGCTTCCTGAAAGTGATATAAAGAGCCTCAATTCAGGTGCCATCTTCTTACCCGTTGACTTGTATTTATAATGCAATTCCTCAAAAATATCATCATAATCATTGATA